TTTTTATAATTAATAATCTATTTATTCGAGCTCTTTAAATGGCTCTACTAGTTGCAGTTTTTGTTCTTTAATACGTTGCATCATCATATCTGATGCAATGTCTATAATAACTCTATGAGTAGATGTATCTAACTCTGAGTTTCTTTGGTTAGCTGGAGTATCTCTATCTACAATTATTTCTTCAGGATTCTTTAAATATCTCATATGATATATAGTGATATTAAAAGTGCCGTCTGTAAACAATTCGTGGCGCTTTGAGGTCGCAGGCGCAGCGGGATTAATTCCTGTTGTAAATCTCGAAAACTCTGATCTCCATACTCTAGCATCTCCGTAAGATTCATAAAAAGGTTTTTTATACTTACTCCAATTAAACCTTTGCATTTCGTTGTGAGCTATTTGCATCACATATGCTACAATAGGTTCATTATTTGTACCACATTCTACCTTATTTATTACACATTCTTCATAGATAGTGTACATATGGTCTTGAGGTAAATCGTAAAATCTTCCAGTTACACTAGAGTTAATAATAACACCAACTTGAGAAGCAGAAGGAGTTAAAGATGGAGCGTCTTTTATCAACGCTCCTAATCCTTGGTTTCTAATTTCAATTTCTTGAAAGCCTTTTCCCTTACGGTTGTTTATTTCGTCAAAGAACTTTTTGACATACAAAGTCTGGGCTTCTGACAGAACAGAAGAAAGATCGAAATCTTCGTATCCTGGTGAACCAAAACTGTCAGCTCTGTCGAGCTTTTGTTCTAATTCATTTGCCATTTCGTTTGCAGTCATAGTTTGTTATTTTATTTTTTTGCTAATTCAACTTTAGCTTTAACTCTCAATTTTACCTCTTGGTTATCAGGATTGTTTAGGTAATTAATAGTATCTGTTAAATCACCTAACTCCGCACCGTTGTCAAGAGTATATCGTTTTTCACCCTTACGAATAATTGCTCCAGCTTCAATAGCTTCTTGAACAAATATTCTATGTTCGTATTGTGGATGGTTTACTATTTCTAAGAAATAGCTAGGGTTATTATCCACAATTGTAAGTACTTCACTCTTTAACCAGTCTTCAGTTGCTGTAGCAGGAATTGCACGTCCTAAAGATTTAATGAAACCAATAGTTGCTTTCTTGCTATTTGTAATCTCAGCAAACTTAACATAAGCTTGAGCTTTGATACTTGCTTCTTCAAGTTTCTTGACAGTTACTTTACTTTCATCTACTATCATAAACTCATAAGTTGCTTTTAACGTTCTTTCATCGTAAGATGGCGAAACAAGCATTTTATTTGATAATAGAATTAAATACTTTAACATATCTAAAGCGTTATTCAAATTTAAAGTAGTTCCTTCTTTTGTCAATGTAACTCGACCTCGACGATCTGTACGCCAGAAGTTTTCTTCATGCGGCAAAGTAGGATTTAAATTTACGCCTAACTCTTTTTCAAAGAACTCTTTTTGTGTCATCCCGTTTGGATAACTTTCTTTATACTTTTCAATTAATACTCTACGTTGATCGTCCAGTATTACTTTTACTCCTCCTCCTAAGTTTACACTATTTAGAGGAACTTGATAACTTCTTTTTGCTTTGTTTAGTAAGAATGGATCTTTTGATTTATCCTGCCCTTGTACTAACAAAGTACTCCATTTACCCGATGATTCTACTGGTTTTACTGCTACAATACGATCTTGTAAAAATGTGCCGTAAACCGTTTTATTTTCTGTTGCTGTCTTCATTTTGCTGTCTATTAATTCTCAATTTATTTTAAAAATGTCTCCTGGGGCTCTCACCTCCCAGGAGATCATTTTTTATAGTGGATTATCTCTCTACAGAAAGACGTAAATCAACTACTTTAGTAGGATCTTCGATCATCATACCTCCCCATTTTTGGAAGTGTACTTCATAACCGTCTACACGAGAAGCTACCATTTTTGGTGAACCTTTTCCTGCAGGAGAGAATGGATCACGCATACCAGGGATATACGCCCAGTTGTAATCAGGAACTCCTTTAGGTTTAACTCGGTAGATACCAGCGTTATCTCCATAATCCAAAGCAAGGATACGGTGAGATTCTACGATACCTTTTCCATCAGGGTGACGTTGTGGGAAGTACACGTCATCATCAAAGAAATCAAGGATTTCAACTTTGATAACAACACCGTTGTACCACTCATAAACGTTCCATTGTGGTTCCATTAAGAACTTAGTGTTTTTACCTCCTAAGTTTCCTGGATCAGAATTACCCATCAAGAATTTATCAGAGATTACAGTAAATTTACCTGTACCTGATTTAGCTTGAATTTGCTTAGAGATTTCGATAGCACCGAATTCACCTGTTAGCAAGTGGATAACACGTTTTCCACGCTCGATTTTACCAACACCCATGTCTAACAATAGCTCAAGATGCCAATCTAGATCGTAAGAGTTGTAGTAGTGAACGTTAGATGGAGCAATTTGCTCAAAGAAACCAGCACCTGATTCAACAGCATACTTAGTTTTGTCATCTTTATTTAAGTACTTATGGTCTGAAGTCCAGTTTTTCTTACCGTACATCAACATACGTGCGAACATTTCCTCACATTGGTGGTGTGCTACCAAATCTTGGTAGTTAATCCAAATTGATTCTTGTTGCCCTTTGTAGTTAAATCCAAACTCTAATGGTTCGTTTTTACCTTTGTTGATTGTGTTACCTGCTACTTCATATTCCATACGTAATGTAGACGGACGGTTTTCCATTCTCCAAGGAGATGTGAAGTAAGGCTTAGCACCTTGATAAGAAAGAGTAGATGGTGATAAAGAGTAGAATTTAGACCAACGGCTACCAATTTGTAATTCCTCTACAGGAACTGTTTTGTTAGCATTGTCAGTTACTAATTCAACCTCTACTTTGTAACGAGATCCAGCATCCATCGCTTTCTTAACAAGAAGGTGATAATCATCAACTTCTCCACGAAGTACGTTAGTCTCTTCGAAAAGAGGCTCGTCAAAGATTAAGTAAAAACGCTCACCGTTAGCACCGATATTTGCAGGGAAAGTTCCAGCAGATACAGTAAGACCGTTGATTGTTTCAGCATCAACTAGAGGCAAGTTCTTGTCATGTTGACCTTGAAGCATCCAGTTATAGAAACCGTTTTCTTGTTCCACCTCTTTAACAGGGAAACGATCTACGAATTCACGTAGCTTGCCTTGAAGATTAGTTTTGTAGATCTCTTTGATCACGTTGCTAATCAACTGTGGCTTTTGTTGGTACAAAGAATGGAAGTGGTTATCTGTAACCAAACCATTGTAATCTTTAGCCTCATACCGTTGTAATGGAAGTAATTGAGCCATTTTTTTTGGTTGTTAAATTGTTAGACGGAATATATTAATTACTTATTATTTCTTAGCAAATGCACTTTCGAGCATATTGAGAAGACCTTCTGTTTTCTGCGAAGTTTCGACTGAAGTATTTCGGCCTACACCTCTTTGCTCTTCGGCTGCAATAACTTTATCAAGTTCGTTAATTGCTGCTGTCTTAGCTACTGTTTTTAATTTAGTAATATCTGGTTTAAATTTACCTTCTTTATCTAAATTAAATAATCCAATTGTGTCATAGTAATTGATAAGCATTTCAAACTCTACTGGGTTTCTTTGTTGCTTATACATCAAACTATTTAATTCTGCACCTGTCTTAGGATCTCTGTAGACAGGACTCATAATGTTTTGTTTTAATTTATCTTTGGCAACTTTGTTTAGATTTAAACCATCAATGAAAGCATCTCTGCTATCAATGTTAGCTACTAAACTGTCAAACATTTTAGACTGCGCTTCTTGTTCTGCTCTAGTCTTAGCTTCTTTAGCAGATCTTCCGTGTGCGATCACTGCGTTAGCTTGTGACTTTAATTCAGGAATTGCTTTAAAAGCTTTGTCTTGAAGTTTGTTTACTGCTTCTGCATCTGCAATAGCTTCTAACGCATCTTCATCACTAAAGTTTTTAGACTTTAATTGTTCAAAGTAAATTTGCTTTTGCAGGTTAACATCATTTTTAATCTGCTCAGCATTAACATTTTCAAAGAACTCTAGACGTTGCGCCATTAAAATCGCTTGGTCTGTTTCATCAAACGCATCTTCTATTTCTAAGAAGCGTTTCTTTTCTGAGGGCAAACTTTGTTTCCAACGTTCTTCTTTAGTCCTAAAGTTTGTCTCTACTGTTTTAGTCATCAAGTCTTTGATAGTATCAAGAGTACCTGGTAACTCATCTAATTGTTCTACTTCTGCTGCTGTTAAAATACCTGAAGTAACTAATTCCTTCATCAAGGCCTTATATACTGCTTCGCTTTTTGCTGCTGAAGTATCTATTTTTTCTGCTGCAGGTTTTTCTTCTGCTGCAGGTTTGTTTTCGTATGCTCCTTCTCCTTTTTCAGTCTCTACAGGTTCTAGTGTGAACTCTGCTTCTGTCGAAGCTGCTGTATTATCTGTGTCCTCTGTTCCATCTTCAGTAGCTCTAACTGCTGAGTTTAGTTCTTCGGGTGACATTATTTGAAGCCCATCAAATAAGTCGTTTCCTAATTCTGCCATATTTTGCTGTCGTTAATTGGTTACAATATTAAAATTATTTTTATAAAGAGGGATAATAATTTTTATTTACCCCTCTATAATCCTATAGCTTTATTTAGAGCCTGTAGGTTTCTGTGCTAAAGCTGCACGTTGAATTGCCTCTCTTTCCATGTTAGCTCTTTGTGTTTCTGCTAACCTTTCTTCCTCTAAACGTACTTGTTCATTTTTATAGTTCTCATCGATATCTGTACGACGTAAGTCTAAGAAATCGTCGATTCCATTTTTGTCTGTATCTATACGGGTATCGTTAGTACGTTGGTGACGTACCTCATTACCCATTTCTCGAATATGTCCTAAGTCTAAGTTAGCTTGTATCTGTTCGCGCTTAACAGCAATCTCGTCATCATGTTTCTTCATTTCGAAGTCACGTTGTGCTTGACGATCTTGAGCCTCAAGCTGTGCTTGCTGTTGCGCTTGTTGCATTTTCTTCTCTTCCATTGCTTGGTTCTCTTCTCTAATTTTCTTAGCAGAAGATTCAAGTTTCTTAGCAATTTCTTGTACAGACTCTGATTGAGAGATTGCTACAAGATCTGCAATAGTTGCTTGACCATTTTGAATAGCTGCTTGAGAAAGAGCACGTAAGTCGTTGTACAACTGTGTATCACTAGTAGAGTTAGAAACGTGTACATCATACTCGGTAGAGACAAACTCATCGAATTTAGAT